TAACGGTGCAGAATGTAGATGGTTTCTCGATTCTAGTTGGACTGGCAAGGACATTCGACAGTACCAAGGAATTGCCTGCATGTTGGAGCCCACCAAATGGGTAGTAGTTGATAAATTTTAACACACAGAGAGGTTATTATGCCATTGCTTATTGGAATCATTCTCGGTATTTTTCTTTGTACTGTAGGAGTACAAGGTATCGCTAAATTTGTAGACAAGGGCGTTGAAAAAACGCAGGAAGTTATTAGGGAGAATGTAAAATGAAAAAACTGTTAACTGTTATTCCCGTGTTGCTATTAGCGGCATGTTCTGGAATGACTACCCTCCAAACTGAAAAGTTAGACAAGCGGCAAGTTCCTGCTTGGTATCTAGATCATGCAGATGTAGGTAGCGAAAGCAAATCCTGGTATAAACCCTGGGATCGAGAAGGCATGTATTATGCGGTAGCAGAAGATGTAAGCCCAAACATGGAAATGTCTCTTAAGAAGGCCACGCTCAAAGCCAAGGCCAAAATTGCTGATCGTGTTAACGGAGAAATGAACAATCGTACTACAATCAAATACGACGAAAGCGGTAGTCCTGACAAACCAATTGGCGTTGGACAAGCACAAGACGTAATTGTTAATTTGATTGCCGAAACTGTATTACGCACATACGGTATCGAAAAGAAGATGGTTATTTACAATCCAGAGTTGAATAATTATCGTAGTTTTGTTATGCTTAAGATTAGCAAATCAGACGTAGACACGCTTGCGGCTACATTTGATGCAAATAAACAAGTTCGACTACAGGGCCGCGTTGCTGGCAAAACTGTAGACGAAACGGCTTCAGAACTATTAAAACAAACTAAACAATGACTAAAAGAATAGGCTTTGCCTGCAAATGGATTGACCATCCTCACCAAGTCAACGGCATTAAACCGAATGACGATGCTAAACGTTATAATACCGGTTCAACAACCGTTGCTTGGTTAAATAGACAGAGCCAGCAAGTTGCTGAAGAAAAACTATGGGGACTGATGAAACAAAACATTGAGTCCACTAGGGTGCTGGTTGAAAGGGTAGGTCAACTTGAAAAAAATTTGCGAATGGTACGACTCAGTAGCGATATACTACCTGTATATACTGAGCCAGTTTGGAGCAGGTTTTGGCGGCTTCCCGATGTTCGAGCGTATTGCGAAAGAGCATTTGGAACCGTGGGAGATTTGGCTCGCAAGATGGACGTTCGGTTGTCTATGCATCCTGGGCAGTTTACTGTGTTGGCAAGTGATAACCCGGATATTGTAAATAGGAGTATTGATGAATTTGAATACCATACGGACATGGTACGTTGGATGGGATATGGCAAGACCTTCCAAGACTTTAAGATCAACGTCCACATCTCGGGTCGAGCCGGTCCCGAAGGTATTCGCAGTGCCTACAAACGTCTTACCCCCGAAGCCCGGAATTGTATTACAATTGAAAATGAGGAAATGAGTCATGGACTGGATAATTGTTTATCTATCAGTGATTTGGTGCCTATTGTCCTTGACATCCACCATCACTGGATCCGGGAAGGTGAGTATATCCAACCGATGGACAGTAGGGTTTTACGTGTGGTCGATTCCTGGCGTGGTGTTAGGCCTACTTGCCATTATAGTGTTAGCCGGGAAGATATCCTCAGCGGGCATAGTTTGGCCAATAGGCCCGATATGGCCTTGTTGTTAGAGCAAGGTTATAAAAAACAAAAACTTCGAGCCCACAGTGATTTTATGTGGAACACCGAAGTTAATGAGTGGGCACTGAGTTTCCTCAATACACACGATATCATGTGCGAATCCAAAGGCAAAAATTTAGCCAGCTTTGCGCTGGCTAAACAGGCAAAGGGTTTAGGCCTTCTTTGACTTTTTTGTTGCTTTAACAGCCGCTGCCTTTTTAGGGGCGGCTTTTTTTGCGGCTGGTTTTTCTGCTTTAGGAGCACGTGGCTTACGAGCTGGTTTGGCAGGTGTTTCAACAACTACTTCTGACACAACTTCAGCAACTGGTGTAGCAACAACAGGTGCTTCTACTTTGTAAGGTGCTTCTGTCTTAACTTCTACTTCAAGTTGAGACGGAGTCCTTTCTTTCTTTTTATTGTTCGTGTAAAGCAGTAAACCCACTATTACAAGAGCAACTAGTCCGATTACTAATTCCATTTTGTTTTTTCCTTTATAAAAAACGGTTAAGTATTTACAAGCCTATAAATAACAACAAGCTAAATTAGAATCAGGAGGGTATAAACTATAATTTTTTTTGCGTTGACAAAACGCCCCTTATAACCTATAATAGATAAAATGCTTAAAATAAAAAACGCCTCCGCTGTAGTTAATACAGCAGAGGTACTAAAAGAAATATCACTAGAAATAAACCCCGGCGAAATTCATGCAATAATGGGACCAAAAGCAAGCGGTAAATCAATGCTTGCTCAATTAATTCAGGGGGGAGATCACATCAAACAAACTGAAGGTTCTATTACTTTTAATCGTAAAAATATCGTCAAACTATCCCCAGATAAACGAAGTAAACTAGGTATTTTTACCTGTTTCCAGTATCCTTCCGAAGTAGTAGGGTTAACTAATCAAGACGCAATGAAAATGCTATTAGAAGATGTGCGTCAAATTAAATTTGATTCTGATCTAGAAACCTGCTATCGCAATCTGGTCAAAGAATTAGAATTAGGAAGTTCTTATCATAAAGAATTTCTAAATATGGAGGACCGGCCGCCCGCAGACTGGCGAAAGGGTGAAATTATACAAATGTTAATGATAAATCCATCTCTGGTAATTTTAGACGAAGTTGACCAGGAACAAGATGATCATTCATTAGACTTGTTAGCGGCAGCGATACTATCTTTTATGAAAGACAAAGAAAAGTCCTGTATTTTAATTACAAATAATAAAACATTCTTGGATTTAATACAACCTACACATGTTCACGTTATGGTAGATGGAAAAATTAAATTGCAAGGAAATACTGAACTATATCAAAGGATCATAGAAGATGGCCATACACAGTTTTCTTAAAGCAGAACGAGGAGATCCAGATTGGCAATTTACTCCAGAACATTATTTTGAAAAAGAATTTCAAATGATTGATGCTAGTAATATCGAACTCAAATCAGGAACAAAAGAATTAATGGTTTTGAGACAAACTCCAACCGATAAAAAATTACTAGCTAAACATATAAAAGTAGACGTAAGAGAAGATAGCCATTTAGATTTGTTTATCCTTAACGAGGCAGATGCTAAACTACAACAAATATTTTTATATGACATCCGCATTCATGAAGGTGCAAGTATTGCATTAGGATTATTTGCAAATGGCGGTAAATTAAATAAGCATATTATTCAAGTTTACCCGGAAGAAGGATCATTATTTACAGCCTACGGACTTATGTCCAATGACATGGGCGGAGATACTGAAATTATTACAAAAACAATGCACCGAAATCGAGGAACAGTGAGTAATCAATTATTTCTTGGAATTGCAGGTGAAAAGAGTCAAACAGTATTCCAGGGCATGGTTGGGTTCGATGATAACGGAGAGGGAAGCGAAGCTAGCGTTAGTAGTATTAATTTAATTACTGGGCAAACCGGAAGATGCTTTTCTAAACCCGAAATTTATAGCGATTGCGTAGGAACTACTAGTAATCTAAATTCTAACGTAGAAACTCTAGACCCAGAAAAGATCTATTATCTCCAAACTAGGGGATTTAGCGAAAAACAAGCACGTTCTATTATTGTAGATAGTTTCAAAAATCAAGTTATAAATTTGATACCCTACAACGAATTAAAAGAAGAAATACACCAAATGTACGCAGATTAACACCCCCACGTAGCCAAAACGTAAAGGTTTACCTTTTAGGTAAATATTATTATGACTGGGTTTCTAGCTATAAAAACAAATAAATATGGCTACGTAGAGGGCAAACATGGTACAAAAAATCAATATTGGTAATCAAAGTAACGACGGCACCGGGGATAGCATCCGTGATGCATTTAGAAAAGTTAACGAAAATTTCGACGAACTCTATGCCGTTAATAATCTAGGTGGCGGTCTTTATTTTACAAAATTAAAAGATGCACCCAAAGAACTACTGTCTAGCACAGCAAGCGGGCCAGCGGTAGTTGTAAGTAATAATTTTGGTAGTGCCTTACTACAAAAACGACTTATTGCAGGACAGGGTATTAATATCGTTAATACCTATAGCGATCACATCCTCATCGAAAACCCTAATTCTTCACTTGTCAGCGATCAATTCCCTGAACTTGGTGGAAATTTAAAAGGAAATACCTATAGAGCTATTAATTTTGGTAATCCTCAAGATCCTCAAGATTTAGTCACACTAGACTATTTTGAAAAGAATAGTATCTATAGTAGAACTAATCTTTATGTAAGTTTAAATGGAACTGATGATGGTCAGTTAAATTTCCCTGCAGAAAAACGCGGTCGTAGCCTTGCCTATGCCTATAGAACAGTTCTTGCCGCTTGCCAGGCTGCAGAAATTATTATCAACAATTCAGATTTAGATTTAAGTCTATACGGACAAGATCTTACCATCAATAATGGAACAACTGCCACAGTATATAGCACTGCAACAAGTACAGCTATCCCCGGGGATGTAAGATTATATATTGATGTATCAGGTTATTCAGGAACAGATCCTTATAATAACTTTGACATACGTCCAGGTCAATATATTCTTGGACTATATTCTCAAACCCTAGCATTTATTGATGATCTAGGGCAAGAATCAATCAGCGGTCACGACCTTGAATATTACGACATTCAATATAGGCAAAATCCAACCGGAAATGGGTTTAGCCCGGGCGAACCAATGCGCTATGGTACCCAGACTCCTAAAACACAGATAACAATTTTCATAGAAAGTGGTATCTATGAAGAACATCTTCCTATCAGGGTTCCTGCTGGTGTTTCGTTAAGAGGAGATGAATTTAGACGTACTATTATTAAACCTGCTCCGTTCATAAGCGAAAGCCCATATGCTAATCTGTATTTTAGGCGAGATGATAGAGTAGACGGACTTACAAGGTCATCTAATAACGGAACTACTACACTTGCACCACTTGGTCAAGTATTTGGATATCACTATCTGTCAGATCCAAATGATCCAGATTCTACACCAAAACCCAACAACGAAATGGATGTGTTCTTATTAAATGACACAACTATTTTAAGAGGAATATCTGCTCAAGGGCACGGCGGCTTTATGTGTGTGCTTGATCCGGAAGGTCAAATTCTAACCAAGTCTCCATACGTTCAACAATGTAGTAGTTTTACAAGAACTATCAATGCACAGATGTTTTCAGGCGGTATGTACATTGACGGATTTTCAGGAAACTTATACGCAGAGCCAACAGATGCTGTTACCTACTGGGAGGGGACCACAACTATCTACGTAACAAATTTACAAAGGCCGCCACAAACTCCTTGTTCGTTCTATTACCTAGGTAACAGATACGAAGTAGACTATATCACTAACTGGAACGAAACTGCTCATACAGCAACATTACATTTAAATCCAAGGAACCCGGGAGGCATTGCATATACCGGAGGCACCGTAACAGTCCCATCTGGTGGTAGCGGATACAGTGCGCTCAACCCACCATTTGTTTCTTTTAGTCAACCTAGTACACCGGGCGGATTTGCAGCTCGAGGTACCGCAGTTATAGGCGGTGGTGTGATTACCTCTGTAACTATCACTAACCCAGGATCTGGATATGCAGACACAGATGTTATTACTATTACCTTTGACGGCGGAAATCCTATAGGTAATGCAACTACTGTAAGTGTTCCGTCAAA